GTCTGCATCGTTGAATCCGACTGACGATGACTACTTTGGTAAGATCCTCAACACCGATCCGGATCAGTTCGTGGCCCTCCAACACCTGCTGTACGCGGAATACCCGGTCGATGATGAGATCGCGACGCCGACCAACGTGGCGATGCTTTCGGGATCGCTAAACACCAGCGAGACTTCCGGTGAATCAGCGACGACGTTCCGCGCGGCGTTCGGTGGGTACGACACGAGGTACAGGACTCCTACGACCACGTGGTTCATCTCGCAGCCCTTCGGCGCTACCGAGTACGACCTGTTTAGGATCGAGGCACTGGATGATGGTGAGTATGCCAACAGCCTGTACAAGATCTCGATCACCAACATCAAGGCATCGAGTAACGATGCAAATCCTTACGGAACGTTCACGGTTCTTGTCCGTGATTGGGCCGACACCGACGTGAACCAGAACGCGATCGAACAGTTCCCGAACTGCTCGTTAGATCCACAGTCAGAAAACTACGTTGCGAAGGTCATCGGTGATCGCAAGGTTACGTTCAACTTTGACGCAACGCAGGCGACCGAGCGCAGGATCATCACGTCCGGCAAGTACCCGAACAAATCGAAGTACGTCCGCGTGGTGATGAGCAGCAACGTTGAGAAGAAGATCGTTCCTGGTGAGTCGCTACCCTTTGGTTTCCGCGGCCTACCTACGTTGAAGACGAATGACAGCTTGAACGATACGGCACCGACCACCGGTGCAAGGGTCGTGGGTTACCTGGGTGACAGTGCTCACTCTGCGCTATCCGGGTCTCTCGTTCCACCGATTCCGTTCAGGTACAAGTGTACCCGCGGCGAGACGTCCAACACGGCGGCGTGGCCGGGTGAACCAGGCGCAACCGAGCTTGCAAATCCTCTGCTGAGTTGGGGCGTCAAGTTTGAACGCAACACCGTTCCTCTGAATTCCAACCTGACCGTGGAAAAGAACGCGTTGCTCAAGAACCTCACGAAGTTCGTGGGAATCGATAAGCTAGACGTGCTTCTCAGCGGTTCGGGTGCGGACACTCAGAACAACAACAAGTTCACGCTCGCCAAGGTCGCGTTTTCGAACGGTACCATTGGTGACATTACCGGATCTGCCAACACACACATGCGCGAGGCAGCATACATTCGTAATGGAACGCTCGATCCGTCGACATACACCATAAATGATGGCGTGCTAACGAACAGGATCACTCTTGCCACGTTGCTTTCGAGCGGCACGGCAGCCGAGTTCAACAAGTTCGTTGGCTTCACGAAGTTCACCACCCTCATGTACGGTGGGTACGATGGACTGAACTTCCTCGATTCCAACGCACGTAGGATGAATGACAAGTCAACATCCTTCGACGCCAACGGCGGAGCCGAGGCCAACTACGTGGCACCGGGAATGCTCGTGAATCCGAACGGAACGGGGCAGAGCAACAGCACTGTCTACTCGTACAAGACGGCGATCGATATCATGACTGATCCGATGGCCGTGAACCATAACGTCCTTTGCATCCCGGGCATCCGCGAGAGTTTCCTCACGGACTACGCAGCAAGCAAGGTACGTGATTACGGCCTGGCATTCTTTGTCATGGATATTCCATCGTACGATGATGATTCTGCGAGGTTGTACGATGATTCCACCAACAGGCCGAGCGTCGAGGCATCCTCAACGCAATTTGATGCACGGACGATTGACAACAACTACGCAGGAACGTACTTCCCTGACATCTACATCGACGATGAGACGAACAACCGGCGCGTGAAGGTTCCGGCATCCATCGCCGTCATGTCGGCGTTGGGCCTGAACGATAAGGTTGCGTACCCGTGGTTTGCACCAGCAGGTTTCAACCGTGCCGCGCTTGACTTTGTCAAGAACGTCGCCGTTCGCCTGAACGTCGGTGACCGTGACCGCCTGTACGACGCGAGGATCAACCCGATCGCAACGTTCCCGCGTGAAGGTTACGTGATCTACGGACAGAAGACGTTGCAGATCGCCAAATCGGCGCTTGACCGCGTCAACGTCCGGCGCATGTTGCTTGAGGTCAAGCGTATCGTCATCGCGATCGCAAGGGGAATGATCTTTGAGAACAACACGGCGTCGGTCAGGAACGGCTTCGTGACGGACGCCACCCTGCAGCTTGGGCTGATCCAGGCGCAGTCAGGTATCGAGGCCTTCAAGGTCATCATGAACGAGACAAACAACACTCAAGAGGACATCGATAACAACAGGCTGCGTGGCCGCATCGTCGTGGTGCCGACCAGGGTGGTGGAGTTCATCGCCGTTGACTTCATAATCACGAACTCGGGAGTCCAGTTTGTCTAATCCCAGCGTTCCTTTGCGCGAGTGATTCCCACGCATGAGTGAAGGAAGGCTAATAGTTATCCAGGAGAATTGTACGGAGCTGAATAGATGGCACTAACTAACCAAGGAGCAGCCGGCGTTACCGCGCAGGAAATCGATCTTTCTGGACCAGTCACTCGAGAGCCTGTAGGTGTACCAGCCGGTGTGATCGGAACTGCCGTTCGCGGCCCGGCATTCGTGCCGATTACGGTCGGCGTTGACGGCGATTTCTACGCCAAGTTCGGAAACACGGACGGTGAGAAGTTCGGTCCGCTTGCCGCGATTGAATGGCTGCGTAACGCAGGCGCCCTGACATACATCAGGGTGCTCGGGGTGGGCAACGGTCAGCGACGGTCAACCGATGGATCCACCGCCGGTGCCGTGACAAGCGCCGGTTTCGTTGTCGGTGAAGACGAACCTCGTGCGAACCTTGACTATGCTTTGGGCGGAAACGAGTACGCAAACTCAGGAACCAACTCGGTGCCTGGTCGGTTGTATGTCCTCGGCTGCCTGATGTCAGAATCTGCGGGTTCGACGTTGTTTAGCGATGCGGGACTGCAGGTTGCGGGTTCCTCGACGGCAGTTCCGATCGTCAGAGGCGTCCTCATGATCCCATCAGGCGTGATCGCAAGGCTGTCCGCCTCCACGGGTGACAGCAGCGCACCTGCATCGACCCTCATCGCAACGGATAGCACGGCAAACGGTGGATTGACCGGTTCGGTTGTGTTGCTAGACAACAACGTTGCCAAGCAGGAATTCGTGATGTTGCTGAACGGTCACCAGGGTCTCGATTCGATGTACCCGAACGTGATCACGGCGTCGTTCGACATGACGGCTCCGAACTACTTCGGAAACGTGTTCAACACGGATCCCCTCAGGATGCAGCAGGCAGGTCACTACCTGTATTCACAGTGGGACATCTACCCGGTCAACGCAACGATCACGGGTTCCGGGTTGATCAGCATAGACAGTGGCTCGGCCGCCGTCTCAGCGTCCTACGTGGGCGCAGAACCATCGGCGTTCCTGCTCACCGGTTCGCGGCCTCGCAACGAGGGAACGGCATACGTGCCGAACTATGAGAACTGGGAAGATAGGTTCTCCTACGCGCGGTCCCCGTGGGTCGTGTCGCAGAGGTTCGGTGGAGAATACATCAACCTGTTCAGGATCCATGCGTTGGACGCGGGCTCCGATATCTCGGAGATGTACAAGCTCTCAATCGAGAACATCGCTCCTTCGACCGACCTGGGGAACCGTTACGGTAAGTTCGACCTCCTGGTCCGTGCCTGGAACGATACCGACGTATCTCCTGTGACGCTTGAGGAGTTCCGCGGTCTTTCGTTGGATCCTTCCGACGACAACTACATTGCCAAGAGGATCGGAGACATCAACCCGTTCTTTGACTTTGACCGCAACGAGTCCGAACAGCGTCTCGTGATCGACGGACAGTATGAGAGCAAGTCCAACCTGATCAGGGTCGAGGTTTCCAGCGACGTGGACAACCAGACCGTCAACGCGACCGCGCTGCCTCTCGGTGTTCGCGGTCCGGCGCACCTGGTCACGTCCGGGTCGATGCCGATGGCACACGAGGCGAATTTCGATTACGTGCTGAAGACCGTGGTTCCTCCGATCCCGATGAGGAAGGAAGTCACCCAGGGTTCCGGCGTGAAGAAGCTGGTGAACTCGCTGCTCTATTGGGGTCCTCAGTTCGAGCACGTGACTAGCCTGTCGACGCCGAACGCGTCCGTCAAGGCAAACGAATCGTTGAACGCGATCGCGAGGTTCTATCCGAACTTCATGACCAACACTCAGAACGTTGTGGCAGGTGACAACGCCGGAACGGTCGATACAGACGAGCTCGGGATCATCGATTCCGATAGGTTCTGCAACAACCTGTTCACCCTGGAGAACATCCAGGTGGTCACGTCATCCGTGGCAACGGCCGACCCGGAGCAGTGGGTCAACGCAACGTACGTTCGTAACGGGGTGATCACGGCGAACGAGTCCAACAAGACCCGTAGGATCACGACGGCAGATTTCACGCAAGCAAACAGGCGCTTCCTGAAGTACTCCTTCTTCATGCAAGGCGGCTTCGATGGCGTCAACGTCTTTGATGATGACGAGGCCAAGATCAACAACGCCGCGGTCCGCGCTGACATGAACACCACAAACCGTGGACGCAACGAGGGTGCCTCGGTGGCAACGTACCTCAAGGCCATCACGGTCATGAAGAACGTGGTCAACACCGACATCCAGCTGTTGGCGATTCCCGGCATCCGTGAGTCGCTCGTTTCTAACACCGCGATTGACGCGGTCGAGGAAAGGTTCGATGCCATGTACATCATGGACATCGAGGAGACCGACGTGGACGGCAACGTCGTCGTGGCCGAGGCGCAGCAGCCTTCCGTTGCAAACACCGTGACGGAATTCGTGAACCGCGACCTGGACAGCAGCTTCGGAGCTGCCTACTTCCCTGACCAGCTGTACGAGGATCCGAACACGAGAACGAACCTCTTCGTTCCACCGTCGGTTCTCGTGC